GTCAATCTTGGGTGGAGTAATTGCTCCGTCTCTAATGACAGCAGTATCGATTGCCTCAAGACCACCAGTGGTACTGAGTTTTTCCGTAGTGATGGAGTTGTCTGCTAACTTGAGGGTGGTAACAGCGCCGTTCCTGATGGTGGAAGTCGTCACCGCCTGGGTGCCTACACCACTGTCAAGTTTGGCATCACTTACCAGCCCATCATTTAAACCAGTTCTCCTGATTCGTGTAAGCGCCATTGTTTAAACAGTTTCCTATGTGAGTATTTATAGTTTTGAAATGAGATCCTTCAAAAGAGATTTGATCTCAGAAACATCCGTTTTTAAATCGTCAATTTCTTTTTCATAATCACGACTTCTTTCCATTAACGCTTTTTGGCGTTTATAAGCTTCAAAGGAGCTTTTATCGTGATTGATAATCGCTCCTGTTTCATCACGGTGGTAATCACCGTGATCTTTTACTTTATGATAATTATGATTTTTAGCCCACATTTCAGCGATGATTGGTAACATCAATAGGTTGCGATAGTTCTTAGATCGCGGATTCTAGGAGGCATAGCGGGATTTCGCGAGCGCATTACAACTTTGATAGCGAAAGAGTTAAAGTCTTTCAGGTTATCAACAGTGAAACTATACTCCTTGAAGTCCGCTTCCGACTCGGTAGTCGGAGAGAAGTTGGTTCCTGTAGAAGGTGCCACCGCTTCATCAGGACCACCGTTTTCATTAAAGTATGTCCAGTTAATTTCATTGAAGAATACCTGCTGAGAGGAACGCTTCGTCTTGTACATAACAGCAATGTCATCGATTTCCTGCAGAGCAGCAGTAATCTTAACGGTGATACCATTACCAGGATTGTCAAGAGAGATCTCCTTAGTTACATAGTTTGCAACGTTAGAAGAGTTCTTGAGTCTTTCAGGTGTGAAGAGGAAACCATAAGCATCATATACTTCTTTGATTTCCATAGGAACATTGAAAGATTGGTTAACAATATCAAAACCATCTTCATATGTACCATTAACAGCGTTACCAACACCAATAATATCTCCTGCGACATAAGCAGAGTCATTAGAAGTAAAGATCAGGCGATAGTTTTCTTGGTTCCAGCGAACAATATTGCCAGTCTTAGTATCTGTATCGTTAGCAAGTTTATCTGCAGGATCGATATCAAACTGAGCAAGAGACAGATCGCCAGCGATCTTCAGAGGTAAAGTGAAACCTTGAGCAGGACCTGATGCAGGGTTGGTAGTAACACCATCGAAATTCCACTCCTGGTTGTATGTAGAAGAACCGCTGAACACAGGTTCTTCGCCAAGAATGAAACCTTCTCCTTCGATGATTCTCACAAACATCTCGCCAGGAGATGCAGCATTCCAGTAAGACAGAATACCTTTGGTGCCAGAGGTCTTACCAGTAATAATCTGACCCTTACCGTTTGTGGTTTCAAAGCTTTGTGCAGATCCAAGAGTTGCGGGGGTACCAGCACTATCAATGAATCTCATCACAACAGTCTTATAGACTTCAACCTGCTGAACTTTTCTGCCGTATCTATCTTCAATACCAGTAGGAGATTCAACACGGTTAGTAGTGAGAATTGCCTGAGGATTCTTAAGATTAATGATCGGAGAAAGATTAGCATTAGTAGTGCTTAGTGTCGCAGTAACACCAAGAGACTTTTGCGAATTCAAACGAGAAGAGAATAACTTCTCATTCAGTTTAGATGCAACAACACGTTGAGTAGGGAAGTAATACTCCTTATTCAAAATGATAGGTACACTATCTTCTGCAGTATAATCTGTAACTGTTTCTCTACTATCAATTGGTTTGATAGCAGTAGTTTTGATTGTAGTGGAGAGAGTTGTATCAGGATAATCAAGAGAATCAAGTTTAACAAGTGCTTTCTCAAACTTGACTTGACCCAATGCAAGTACGTTCAATCCACCACCTGTAGCTGTGCCACCTGCACTTGTCACCATACCGACAGTATAGAAATCAATGCCAGAATCGATAACGGGAAGAATCTGGGAGTTGATAGCAGTTGAAGAATAACCACCAACACCAGAAGACTTCTTAAGAGCAACAAAAGAACCTTTGTTCAAACCGTGGTTCTTATGCATAACCTTCAGGATCTTATTGTTAGCACCGAAGAGTTGACTGCTAGTGGAAGAAGATCCAGTTGCATCTGTTTGCAGCGGGTTGGCAGAAAGTTTGCTGTAACCCATATCAGCATTGACCAGTTCTACAACACCAGACTTAGTGGTATCGAACTGAGCACGATGCATCTCAAACTTCAGATCCTCGTATTGGTTCGCGGTCCAAAGATTGCTGTTCTGGCTCTTAAACAGTGAACCAAGAAGAGGTTGAGTAGTAACTGTAGAGTTACTGTTAATTTCAGTCTCACCGAGGCGAGAGATGAACGTCTGGTACTGAGTGCTATTTGTTTCGATGATAAGAGCGTATTCACGGTCATTTTCAAGATATACAGGGTACTGGAAGTGGAATTGTGTGGGTACAAGCGCCTTGCTATCAGTAGCAACACCCATTCTCACTGCAGGTTTGTTGTATTTAATAACCGCAGTAGCAGATGCGAGTTGCGTTGCACTATTGGAAACAATCAGCACACTAGGAGGTGTGGTGTACTCGCTACCGCCAAGAGTGGGGTTAATTTCATACACCTTTTGATCTGTGATGCTAGGAATAGCAGTTGCTGTAACACCGCCAGGCAGTTGAGGAGATTCAACTGTGACAGTTGTAGAACCTGCATATCCATCACCCAGATCATCCATAACGATGTGGGAGATATAACCCGAATCAAGAACAATCTCCATAGAGACGATACTGTCACCAGATCTGCTGTTATTGGCAACAGTCAATGATGTGATAACCAGGGGTTCGCCAGGAAGGAAAGTTTCTTTGTTGTGATCGCCAAGAATCAGAGTATAAACCTGTGTAGTTGCTAATGTAAATGTGCCATTTACTTCAGGCACAGGTGTATTCTGAGAATCCAAAACACCAATCAAAGGACCTTGTGCGTTGGAAGTATCGCCTTCGATAATCTCATTCTTAATTAAAGTATGAGAACCGCTAGTCATAACACGGATGTAAGTGTTGGGATCAACCACAACATTAGATCCAGGGATCACATTCTTACTAGGTCTGCCAGCAATTGTATCAGTCAACTTGACGGAGACTGGCAGTGTATTGTCCTTAGAAGAGAAGTAAAGATTGACAGAGGTTGCAAACACACCACCCTCAAAACTTTCAACACGGAAAGTTTGTGCCAGGGGGTCAACCACAGAAATTTCTGGATTGAGAATGTTCTCAGTATACTGTGTACCATCAACTTTATCTTCGTCGATAACGCTTTCGACAGAGATGATGTCATTAGGAGCAGGTTCCTTGACACCAGTTGCAAAGAAGGTAACGTTTGCAAAGGTTTCGGGGTGAGCAGCATTGGTAGAGCTGCTTGTGAACTTAATCTTCTTAGTGCCAACAGGGAATCTCAGACCAGCGTCAGCAGACCACGTGATATCCTCCAGATCAGTTTCAAATTGTGTTCCTGCAGTTGGTTTTCTGCCTGAAGGAATCAGGATGACACCAGAAGCATTACCACCGTCATCTGTGACAATCTCACTACCCCAGAAACGGAGAGAAGATCCAGGTTGTCCTGAGTAGTTACGATCGGGAACAACATAATCCGAAATAGAAACGTTATCTAAGAAAGGATACAATCTCGTGTTGGGTTTCATCTTTCTCAGATGGAACTCGACATATTGCTCTCTAATATAAAGAGTCAATGATGTGCCGATTGTTTTCTCGCCAATAGTTGTACTAGATTGCTGCAGAGGAATTTCGCTGTTTTGTGCAGCAATGTTAGAAGAACTTGTGATCTTAGAACTGACAACTTCTGCCTCAGAATTCTGAGGTGCGTCAGAACTCAGAGAAGCAACGTTGCTAAACTCGGAATCATTACCAGTAATATACACACCAGTAACGTTATGAATTTGGGACAAAGCAGTGTCACCATCTTCGTAGATTTCCAGAGGATCTAAAGTCTGGTTATCATTATTGTTCAGAGCAGGCAGAACATTCTCATCAAACCAAGTATCTGCATTAGGTGTCAGTTCTGCTGTTCCTTTATATCCGAAGATCAAGAATGGATTGACAGAAACTGTTTCTGTAGCAAAAGTATTCTGCGCAAGAACTGCCTCGGTGAAAGGAAGTGTAACCATATGGTTATTAACCACATAGTTTGACAGCAATCTGGTAGTAGGAGTAGGATCTTTTTCTTCCAGTTGAACTGTAGTCTCTTTAGACTCAGGACGCATAGATCCACGAGTCAGGTCGAGAGCACACTTATAATCAACACTGTTGATGTTGGAGAGAACATAGTTCTCAAAGTTATCTACAGCAAAACCAGACTTAAACTTATCAAGACCAGTGCTAGCATCCCTAATCTGCGTATTCATTGCAGATTGCTCAAGGATAGAAAGCATCGTGTATCTTTCAACACGCTCAACACGCTTCTCCAGTTTAGAGATATCGCGCATCGTGAAACGCTTGTTCTCTACAGGGAAGACTTTAACTTTTCTGAGGTTATCGGTAAAAGCAGGAACATAGATCTTGAAGACCTTAATTGCTTCGTCGATAGTCTGTGCAGACTGAGGATCGTTAGATCCAGCACCTTTCTTGACAATGAAGTTACCGTCTTTCTTCAGGTAAATAGTGTCAATTCTGTCAACATAGTACTCATAGTAAGAAGAGAAGGTGTACGGAATAGATGGCGAAGACTCTGTGTCGGCAGGAAGTGCTGCCGTAACACCACCAGTAGTAAACACCTCGGACACATTAGAGTTAGCATCCATCACACTGGCGTTCAAGTAACCAGGGATCTGTGCTGAGGTACCAACCAGAGGACGGAAGTCGATAACATCTGTCAGAGACTTCTTACCATACACATTAGAAGTAAAAGTAGGAATCTCTTCGTAGTTGACACCATTCTCGTGCAGATAAGAATCTGCTGCAAAGAAGTCACCTTCAGAGTGCTTGAAGTAATCAAATCCGATAACCAGAGTACCCGAAGGAGTTCTAAAACCAGGCTTTCTAATAAGAGCAGAGGTGTCGTACAGAGAATCTCTCTGTCCATCATCAAAGAGGAAATAATCGGTGATATCTGTACCAGAATCTCCAAGAATCTCTCCCGCTTCATTTACAGTAGGAGCAACACCAGGGGTGCCTTCATAAACATAACGGAGTCTGAAAACGTCAGAGAAAGACTTAACCTGACCAGTAGGATTATCGTAGTCATCACCTCTCAGAGGAATGATTTCGTTGTCGAGGTCAGATGCAATAGAAATTCTCTTATTTGCTTCGACTGTTTTGAGTTTTGGTTTTGCCTTAGAAGTCTCGATAGTACAAGTAATCTTCAACTTCATATCAGCAAGGTTTAAGGTACCTGCTTGATAGAAATAACCAGCTGGAAGTTTAATACTAAGAGAACCAGCATTGTTAGTGCTAGTGCCGCTGGTGATCTCCACCATCGAATTATCGATGTAGAGAATGTCACCATCACGGACAACATCTCCTGTAGAGCTACCATATCTTGTGGTAGTAGCACCAACGTTATACACCTCAATGGTGAAATCTGACTGACTAAACGGAGCAAACTGCTGCTGACCGAAATCTAACTGTGCAGCGACTGAAATTTCATTTGTAGTACCGTCAATACTGACAGATTCAATAAACTGTCTTCTTGAATAGTATGTAATACCAGTGTTGGTGTCATCAGTAAGAATAGAGGCAACCTTACTGTTGGGAAGAGGAAGGATCAGACTAGACTTACCAGCATTTGCAATCTTTGCTCTAATTCTAGTAATAGTGTTAGAAGAGAATCCAACCAGAAGACGTTGCTTCAGATAAATTCTACCGACTCTATCGGTAGAAGCATTGCAAGCATTAGCAACTTCGTATCTATAAGTATTACCATCAACAGTGACCTGAATCAGATCATCAACCTTCAGATCATCTGCAGGACGTGCGGTGTAGTTTGTTGCTTCAATGAAGTCGCAATCAGCAACACCAGAATACTGGAGGTTATTACTGATAGTTTTAAAATCAGTATACTCAGTTTCTGCATATTGAATGTCGCCAGTAAAGAACTTACTAGAAGCACCGTGCTGCATACCGATGGAACGGAAGTCTTCAGTACCGAAAGTTTGAATAACATCAGTATAAAGAACTGCCTTCACATATGCATTCGGATCACTTGCACTATGAACACCACCAGTATCAACAACTTCACAAGTCGGAGGAAGTGTGAAGGTATCGAGAATATCTCTTCTACCTAGTTCTGTAAATCTAACTGCGTGGATGTAATCCGATTGACCATTAACGCCATCGAGAATAGTCTCTCTGGTAACAGTGATGTAGTTAGAAAGATACTGACGAGCTCCGATCTTTAATTCACAAAGTTCGGAATAGTTCTCGCCACCATAAGGAACAGTAAAATGACTAATGCGACCAGAGGTTGCAATCACTGCAG